TCTGCTTAAGCATTTCGTTAGCATCTTTAAACCCATTAGGAAAAGAAAGTATCTTAGCCTTTCCGGGTTTTAGTATACGAGCTACAGACTTGGCTGCTTCTTTACCTGCTTTGTCATTATCAAATGCAATGATTACATTTTCAAAAGATTCTACAAACTCAATGCTTTCTCTGATATCTTTAACAGCAGATGAAGCTCCTCGTTTGACAGATACTACAGCCCACTTGCCTTGAAACAATTCATTGACTGCCATTGCATCACATTCACCTTCGGTTATAGTAAGATACTTGCCACCTGTATTACGATACAGTTGCTCACCAAATAATCCTGTGCCTTCAAATGTTCCGTTGCATGAAAAGTTTTTGTTATCTACATACCTTGTCTTAGTTCCAACAATCTCTGTACCATTAAAGTATGGGTAGATATGTTGAACAACTTTGTTGTTTCTATCTTTAACAATCTTAACACCAAACTTAGTTGCTGTCTTTTCAGAGATACCTCTGTCGGTTAGTTCACCATATGCACCTGTATAGGTTGTTAAGAATGTACTTTCTTGTTTGGGTCTGTGTGTCATTTCTATTACCTTGCCTGTTGATTCTTTATCGTAGTCTGTAAAGAATGTATCACAACTAAAACATTTAGCTGAGCCATCTTGATTCAACGATACAGCATCGGAACTCCCACACTTAGGGCAGGGTAATTTGTGTTTAATAAATTTACTTTGTTCTTGTTGCATTCTATCTCCATTGTTAGAAAAAAAATGAGGCGTTGTATTTGGATTGTTCCTTTAAGCTCCATCCAATTAGTAGAGCACCTCATTAAGATTATGATTTAGTTAGACTCTTCAGTAGTATCTTCCTCTGCTACTACTTCAGCTTCTTCTACATCATCAGGGGTTTCGCTTTCTATCATAGCTTCCGGAGTTTCTTTTAACAGATTCTCTAGGTTGCTTCGGTGAGTAGAACTTGCGAACTGTAAAGCTTCTATAATAGTTTCTAAGCTTCCAACTTTAGAAATAGTTACAGTAGCTCCACGCTTTTTATCCTCATCTGCAATTTGATTTACATCATATTGGACTTCACCTTCGTCATTTTTAATATTAATAATCATATTAAAATTCCTCTCCATCATCAAAGAATTCAGACCCATCTTCGGATTTGTATTCAATTAAATCTACAACTTGTACAGCTTGTAAGTCTAGCCCTGTGTAAGGACCGAACTTGCCTTCGCCTGAATACTCGTTGTATTGGACTCTAATCTTAGAGCCATTACCAACAGCTAGATTAACTTCCTGTTTATTTTGGTCAAGCAATCTCGGTGCAGACCTAACCATTCCGTTAGGACCATTTACCTTACGCTTAATTATTAAAGCAGGACCTTCATCCATTTGTTTTACTTTGTGTCCACGAGATGCAAAGTCATTTGCAACCTCATCATCAACAACTAAGTTGACTGTGTACACAGGTTCAAAAGTCGTATTAGGTGTCTTGATTGATGCCCAATACGCAGTTCCTTCTAGAATTGCCATATAAATACCTCCTTTGGTTTAGTTATGGTTAAGAAGTCGTTAAAAATTAGTGAGAGTTCTGAGCAACTACTCTCGGAGCTATGGGTAAACCCAGACCGAAACGCTTTATTGGAGATAGAGGGCTGATGTTTCATGTGGTCACTCGTTGTCATGGCAGGAATTATATCAGCTTTCCTTGCCCATGTCAAGCATTATATCTTCTAAGCTTACAAAAGATTCATCAAGTAATCTGACATAAAAGTCTTCATCTTTACCCCATCTACATTCGTAAGCTGTTTTGTTTTCATATAGCTCTTGACTATTTTGTTCAATCCAGTCTGTAAATTGTCTGTATTGTTCTTTGTTTAGTTTTATAAAATTACTCTCCATTAAAATAGTTCTCCAATATTATAAGTTTATCATCATAGTCAGCCATAATAGCTAACTCTCCTTCAATAGTTTCTACTAGATTAGGATGTTCAGACACACCTATTGCTCTTTCTAATAAAACCTCTACATTTATTCTGTGCTTTTCAATATTACCTTTTAAATATTGTTGCATAGATTCTAATATATCTTCTCTATCCAATTATATTTCTCCTATAAACAGTTTCAATAGCCCACTAAATAGTATCACTACTGCTACTGCATTTAAAATAATCAATGCTCTATCTTTCCATAGAACACCTACCCACAACCAGCCTAAACAACCTACAAAAGACAAAGCTAAATCCATTTCTGGAAATACTTGTGCACCCCTAAATGACATAGCTACTAACATAATAGCTGATGCTGTCCACTTTACATACCAAGACAGGTCATATTTAGGGGTAGCAGATTTAAATATCCGATTAGAATTTTCTAATTCCTGCTTAGAATATATTACTTTATCCTCTGATGCCATCTGGAATATCTATTGTATCTATTAAAGTACACTCTTGAAAAGTATAATCAAATACTTCTACATTAAAAAAATAATATAAAACAATTATTGTTATATAAACAAAATCTCTTTTTTTAAATTTATACATATATCTCCTTAGTTATTTCTAATAAAATTATCTATTAGAGTTTGCCCTTCTACAGCTTGACCAAAGTAAACCTCTTCATTTGTTGCATGAATAGTTCTTTTAATTAAGCCACTATTATATTGAATGTCTGTCACCCACCCATCTTTTTTTCTATCATCATACCACATACTACTAAGATAGTCTTGATTAAATACATGTAAACTTCTAATACCTTTAGCCCATGCTTCAGCTTCTAGCAATATCTTTTGGTTTTCTACTATAGAATTAAACTCAGTCATTAGTGTTTGATTTCAGTTAGACTATGTAAGCTATCGGCTAAAGCATTAGGGTCTATTTCTTTTCGCATTGCCCTCAATCTTACAAGGTCTATATTTTCTACATCCCATGTCTGATTATCATTTGTTCTGGTCACTAAGAAAACATCCTCAACTGATTCAAGAGTTATCATGCTATCAATGATAGAGTAAATAGAATTACCAAAACTCTTGAGTGTTTCTTTGTGTCCATCAATTAAAACATCAACTACATATTCATCCATTCTTTACTATCCTGTTTGTTTTGTTTCGCAACCTCAACTATCTCTGCAAAAGATGTGATGTGTGGAAACTGTTTAAGTTTTTTAATTATCCATTTGTCTGACATATAAGACAGATACAACTGACCTTTACCAAAGGCATGAGTTTCTTCAGGCAATAAGCCCTCAACATTTTCTACTGTGATTGTATCTGCTTGGTCTTCAGGCAATAGTGTACGAAGCCACTCAACCTGTATAGGTTTGACTAGCTTTCTAAGTTTCTTCATTTTCTTTGAGTTCATTCTAGCTCCATGCTTTGAATTCCATGTAAGGTGTTTCTCTATGTCCTTCAGGTAAGAAGTCTACTAAGTGTTCTAAGTCTTCCATTGGGAATGTTGTACCCATAGTATCTCCATCTTCATTGTGTGATAACAACAAAGCTCTACCTGCATAGTTTCTACCAGCAATTCTAAAGTATCTGTTATCTTTTAACAGTCCTTCATCATCTATAAACATATCATCTTCATCACTAATTCTAACAACATCAAAGGTTGAACATTCTATTAAGACATATATATCTTTATAGTCATTAGTGACTTCAACTTCTTTTATTGTTTCATCAAATGGATTAATAAGTATTCCTTTCATCTTTCTTCCTCTCTAATCTTTAAGTATTGTATCATAAGTTTGTGGTAGAGTCAAGCGATTTAAGAACTCTTATTACTCTACCTAGTATATAGCCACTATTATGTAGGCTATCACACTTATAAGGTTCTTTGTCCAACAGTTTATAGATATCATCCTCAACCATTTCTAAGTCATCAGTTAATTCTTTGATAAGGCTACCACTTAATTTATTTTTCATCATCATCTTCCCATACATTATCATCTTCATGTCTAGCATACAAAATATCTTCTGGCATATATTTAAATACTACTCTTAAAAAATGATGAAGGTGCATATCTCCTACATCAACCCACTCTCCCTCACTCTTGGAAAAGTATTGATATATTTTATGTAAATCAAAAGGTATTTTTCTTTCCTCAATTACTTCTTGTAGTTTTAATAGTTTATTTATCTTCATCATCTTCCCCTTTTACTAAAGTTAAGTTTGTCTGTATTGGTGGTTTAATTTCAAAGTCAGGTGTAAACATAATCATTGGTTCAATAGGTTGTCCTTCCATATCCCAAGCATCTACAATTAACTCATCTGTTGAGTCATCTAAATAAATAGTTTTACCTGTGCTGGTAGTAATATATACTACATCTGTATTTCTTACATCAATTATCATAATTTCTCCTTTATGCTACTGCAATTATATCTATCGTAGGGTCAATTACAAAGCCTGTGGTGTCTTTTTTAGCAGGACCTTTAGCCTTGAGTCCAACCACTACATTATCAGGGTCTAAAAACCTCATATCGTAGTCGTCTCCGTTGATAACTTTACGACCTTTGAAACTTACAGGCATATCACCTCGAAAAACTACAGCAATATTGTCTGTTATCTCATTAATATACTGTGAATACTTGTCATTTGCTTCACTATAGCTCCATGTCAAGTGATAATTTGGTATATTTTGTACTTTTCTGGTAGGAATTTTAGTGTAATCATAGAATTGCACATCAGAAAACAACTCAAACACATTCTTGTCGTCAATTTTCTGGTGTTCCCATTGAATATCACTCGTTCCATTGAGTCTAATACACGGAGTCTTGTCTTTTCTATCACAAAATGCTACAAATTTAGTAATATCTGCTACTAATTGTGTCATAAAAGTGTCATACTCGTTGTGAAATAGCATAGTTTTACGAAGTCTAGCTTTTTGTATGACATTTGTTGCCTCTCCCTTCTTGAAAATACCACCTCGACCTGCTGTATTTAGACAACCCTCTTCACATTTAGCAATTTTTGCATAAGGACACACAGTTTTACCTGAAATATCACTCGGAGCAAGGTGTAAAATAGCTGTCAAGTATTTATCGTGCAACTTTTCTCCTTTAATTAGCTTGGGATTGCCATTAACTGTCAATAATTTATAGCTCATAACTTATTTCTCCTTATAAAACCCTGCCATATCCTCCAAATCTTTAGAGGACATGGCATCTACACATTTGCTTGATAAAAATTTGATTATCAAGTCTTCAGTTGAGTATTCATCACTATAAAAATGGTAGGTTTCTGCAATATTATCAATTAAATCAGTCAAAAGACTGTCTTTTATGTTTAAAATATGCAAATCTACTAGCTCATAAACACCTTCTACTATTCGTTCAAGCTCTTTGTCATTTGGATAGTGACTCATACTGTTCTCCTACTTATATTGGTTAGAAATATCTTCAATAATTTGTGGTAGTTTATCAGACCAATCATCAGAAAGCAAGGCTATTGCTAATTTATTTTCTATCTCTTGTTTAACTGACCACTCGTTAAAGCTCCATGATAATCTTCCTTCATAACTTGAATGTAAATGAAAATCTGATTTGTCATTGTGTCCTTCATTAAAATCTGTAATTTTGTTGTCAATATTTCTTCTTATATTTGATATTTGATTACCGATATCGTTTTGTTCTCTTTGTAAAGCTCTTACATTTTCACAAATAGTGTCAATTTCTTTATAAATACTAGAATTTTCAAGTTCTTTTTGCAAAACTGCTTGATTTTTCTTAATATTACTAATTATTTCTGAAGCTATTGCCTCTTGTTCAAATTTTCTCATCTGTTGTGCCATAATAATCTCCTGTATGTATAGCTGTTAATATAAATGGATGAGTTTATTTTATTCTCAAAACCCATACCTGCAAAAGTAGAGAGCAATCTTTAAGCAAACAGTCGTCTGATTGACATAAATAGTCTCGTAAAGAAACCATTGGTTGTGTAGTATTCAAAGTCACTAATAACTTTCAGAGTATCTTGTACATCTGTGTTATCAGCTATCTCTAATACTTGCATTCCCTTGTTTTCTCCACCTAACTTAACCTTTTTCCTGAACCAAAGCTCTTGAATTGGGTTAGAAAGCTGTTGATAAAGAGATACAAGACCAGCATGATAACCAAAAAAGGTTCTACCTTTTGTAGTTTCATAGCGTTCTTTCTCTTTTCTAACACGAATGATGTTAATACCAAGTAAACTTGCCTCGTTCCATACTGCCTGAACACTTCTAGGTGCTTCTGCAATAGCTGTGGTAGTTTTACTGCCTCTTACTGTGTATGTATATTTATTCATAACACTTTTTCTCCATATTATAGTTAATAAAATGATAGTTTTTGAAAGAAACTACCAAAACTTATCAGACAATTACTCGTCTAAATCTAATGGATTTATAGTATCTGCTATATCTTTTTCAGCTTCAACTACTTCTTCCTGAACCTCTACATCTTTTATAAAATCTGCAAGGTTAAAGTCTTTTTCCATATTATTTCTCCGTTAAAATTAAAGTGGTGCTGACCAATGCCTGAGAAGTATGACAGGTTGCTCGGTCAATGTCAAGCCATTTAAGAATTTAAACATTATTATCTTAACATTAAAATCTTTGAACTGTCCAGACCACACCCATTTCCATAGAACCTGCACTCAAAAAGTCATAGTTTGATTTTAAAAACATGTGTCGTTTTGATTTCCTGTTCTGGTATATGTAAGACTTGTCTTCTCTAAAGTTATCTCTAGCTTTAAAAGTATAGCCTAACTCATTGATATAGCGTTGAGCTTTGTCAAAACTTGTGAACTTTTTCACATTACTCTCCTGAAAATGTTGTTTGAAAAGCAAGATAATCTAAATCATCTTTATCAGCAAACAAAGTTATTTCATTCTTTGCTCCATCTTTATCAACAACTTTTAAAGTCATCCAAGCATTCTTGGTATCGACATCAACTTTTACACTTCTTACTCTATGTATACTACTATTCATAATATATATCTCCAATGTTTTACAAAAGCATCATTGCCCTTGCCCGACCATTCTATCGTTTTGCCGAATTCTTGTCAAGCTGTTTAAGAAGTTAAATATATATTGTAATTTCTTGATAGTTATGTTAAAATTATATTAAGATTATTTAAGAACTGCCCTCAATATCCGTGCCCATTTATAAACATTTAAGAGCCTTTTCTTTAATTAAATTTAATTAAGTTAATTAAGTTAAAAGGTCTCCTGTGCCTCCCAATATAAAAAGCAGTATTCATTAGCTCAGCGTTATTAGATTAAAAAACTCAAGGCATAAAAAAACTCCCTAACTTCTTTAAGCTAGGGAGTCTTTAAAGTATTACTAGTCGTTACGACTTATATACTGGTCAATGGCATCTTTAAAAGCCTTTGGTAAAGTCTTCTTCTCAAATAGTGCAGAAGCCTTTTTAAGGTCAAGCTTACCATCTTTAGAAAGTCCATAAAGTAAGCCAGTTACTCTTTTGGACAGCTTCCAGTCCATTGAGCCATCTTTTCTCTTAGCAAAATGAAAGCCTAGGGCCTTACATTGTGGATAAGAGGCAGGTTCTGCTTGTCTTTCTTTACTGAAGTTGTTTATATCAAATGTGTTTTCCATGTTTTTCTCCTATGATTTTATGGATTGGTTAATGCCTTCAATGTAGTCTTGTAGGCGTTCAAAGTCAGATGCATTGCTACATCTATATCCTATAGCACGGACATCACTTCTTAACAAAGCTAAGAGGTAACTATGTGCTAAAGAAACTGTGGGAAATATAACTGTCTCAGAGTTTGAGAAGTCTATTAGTATTTCTTGTTTCATATAAGTCTCCTTTTAAAAACACACATTAACATGGAGTATTTTATATGGTCAAATGCTTGAGTTTTCTTGCGAAGCATGAAAAGTTTTTAAAGTTTTTAGAATAAAAAGTTTAAAACATTTGAACTTTAAAATCTACATGTTTTTGTAAACTAGAAGAAAAGGAGACTATGAAACAAGCTAATAGACTACGAAATGAGACAGTTATCCACAGTTTCGTACATAGTTGCCTAGCTTTTGAAGTGATGTAAGCTATAGGATTAGGTGTTTGCATCTGATAGCCTACAAACGCCCATTGGCATTACCAATCACATAGGAGAAAAACTCAAACACTTTGTAAACTTCAGAGACAAGCAGGTTCTACAGCTTACAATGTAAAGCCTTTCATTTGCTAGAGATGGCTCTAGGAAGCTGTAAGAGTAAGGCTTAGAGGACTTGGAAAGCTTGACAGCTTCTGCACATAAGAAGACTACAAAGTCTACAAAGTCATTGACCATAGGAAGCAACGACTAGCTTGTAAGACTCTAGAAGCTGTTAAGTTAGGGAGACTAAGTGGTGTTGAGTTTTTTGTTGGTTCTAGCTGAGGGGGAGGCAGGAGACCACCCCACCCCACCTATATATCTATAGGGTGGTTACACAAAATATTGAAGATAGACCATTAACCAGAACTAGTTAACGCCCCGACTTTAAAATCTATAAATCTTATAGTCTATATAGGGGTTTTCTTTTGGAGGTTTTCCGAGTGGAATAGTAGTATGAATATACTGGTTGGACCCGGTGGGTCACTAATGTTATTATACATCTAGATTTCACTTTTGTCAAGTCCTAAATTTTACTTGACAATCTTAAAATACGACTGTATACTAGATTCATGGCTATACTTCCGAGCATAGATAATACAAATACCAAAAGACAGCTTACTGATAAGCAAATGTCTTTCCTTGAGCACCTTGTAGAAACACAAGGAGATGCTAAAGAAGCTGCAAAACTTGCAGGGTATTCAAGTCACTACCATCATGTAGTTAAAGGCTTGAAGTCTGAGATACTAGAACTTACACAAGAAGTTCTTGCTAACTCTGCACCTAAAGCTGCCTTTAAACTGGTAGAAATTATGGAATCAAAGAAACCTATTGTACAAGCTAATAATAAATTAGCAGCAGCACAGACTCTTTTAGATAGGGTTGGTGTTGGTAAAGTAGACAGAGTAGATGTAAATCATAATATAAATGGGGGTGGAGGTATATTCCTTATGCCTGATAAAACTCCCATTGACATTGAGAATGCTGAGTATGAAGATATTTCTGACTGAAGTAGATTATTATGGTAAGGTTTTTGCCGGACCTAACATAGTTGCAGAGAATATGGAAGTAGCTGATAAAGTAGCAGAAGCAAACGGACTAACTCTAGTAGGAGAACTAGAAACTATTGTAGTACAAAAGTCAGGTAGTTGTGACTATCAGACTTCATCTACAGAGGAGATTTTACATTAATTATGGCAACTAAAAAGAAATCAACAGTAAACAAAGCAGGTAACTATACCAAGCCAACTATGCGTAAACGATTGTTTAACAAGATTAAGGCTGGTACAAAAGGTGGTAAAGCAGGTCAATGGTCTGCTCGTAAAGCTCAAATGTTAGCCAAGCAGTACAAGGCTGCTGGTGGAGGCTATAAGTAATGGCACTTAAGAAGTCTCAAAAGTCTTTAAAAAGATGGGGTAAACAAAAATGGAGAACTGCTAGTGGTAAGAAGTCTTCAGAAACTGGAGAAGTCTATGCACCTTCTAAGACTATTAAGAAGTTAAAGTCTACTGCAGCAGGTCGTAAGAAACTTGCAGCAGCTAATAAAAAGAAACGTGCAGCTACTGCAAAAGGTAAACAACATGCAAAGCATGGATTACACAAGGGGAAAAAACGATAATGGCAAAAGAAAAAGATTCCAGACTTAAACGAGCAGGAGTATCAGGGTTTAACAAACCTAAACGTACTCCGGGTCACAAGACTAAGTCACATATTGTTGTGGCTAAAGAAGGTGACAAGATTAAAACAATTAGGTTTGGACAAAAAGGAGCTAAGACTGCAGGTAAACCTAAAGCAGGTGAGTCTGCTAAGATGAAGGCAAAGCGTAAGTCTTTTAAAGCTAGACACGGAAAGAATATAGCAAAAGGAAAAATGTCAGCAGCTTACTGGGCTGACAAAGTTAAGTGGTAAATGGCATACTCTCAAAAAGTAGTAGATAGGTTTGAAAGTGTTTTAAACAATCCAGAAGCTCATGCTGTTGGAAGGTTTGACCCTAAAGACCCTAATGTTGCTACAGGCATGACAGGAGCACCTGCATGTGGAGATGTTATGAAATTACAACTTAAACTAAACGAAGACATAATAGAAGATGTTAAATTTAAAACATATGGTTGTGGTAGTGCTATTGCCTCCTCAACTATGTTTGTAGACATGTTAAAAGGTAAAACTATAGCAGAAGCAAAGCTTATCAAAGATAAAGATATTGCAGAAGCTTTAGAGTTACCACCAATCAAATTACATTGTAGTGTATTAGCAGAAGATAGTATTTCTAAAGCTATAGAAGATTGGGAACAAAAACTTAAAAAACGACAACATAATTATTATACAGATGAGTAAACAAATAGGCACAGACGATAAACCTTTTACATTTAGAAAAAGCATATACGGTAAAAGCGATGGTGGTAAAGGAGCAAACCCTAGACCCGGAACATATACAAAAGAATATCGAGATAACTTCGATAGGATTTTTGGCAAAAAATCGGAGAAAAAAAATGGCGACAAATAAAAAAATCAACCAAGCTGTAAGGCTGAGTATGCGTAAGAGGCTTTCTGAGAAAATTATGGGTTGTAAACAATGGTTTACTCAGAAGGTCCAGCTTTTACATAACTTTATGAAATCAAGTAGGCTTAATAAAATTGTAAAACAAATGATACAAAGTGAAACAAAAACTAAAAAACCAGTTAAGAAGACAACAACGCCAAAGAAGACTGCAAAGGTTAAATCAACAAAAAAATAGCATGAATGCTCCAGAAAATTATATACGTAGAACTTCGTCTACAATTCCTTTTGGTTATGAATTAGATGATGAGTATAGTACTTTTTTAAAACCTATTGAAGAAGAACTTCGTATACTACAAGAAGTGTCAGAAGCTGTATTTCATGGAGAAATTAGTCTTGGAATAGGTGTAGATTGGCTAGAAGCAGAGACTGGAAGAAAGATGTCAAGACCCGGATTAAAGAAACATGTAGATAAAGTTTATGGTCGAAGATAAAAATAAATCAAAAAAATACTTGACAAACCCTGATGGAAGCTATATACTAAAGAAAGATGGTACTCCACGTTTAAAACCGGGAAGACCTAAAAATTCTGAACTATCAGATATAAAATTAGCTTTACAGGCTAAAAATAAATTAACCAAGAAAAGTAAAAAGGTTAAAAAGCTAACAAGAAGTTTAGCTAGAGTTCAGAAGGAAGTAGAACAAGAAGAAAAAGTTTTAACATCTAATGTTTTAACAGAGTCAGATACCAAAGAGTTACCTGACCAGATACAACAACATTTAGATGAAACAGGTTCTTATGTGGCATTTATGCCTAATGAAGGACCTCAAACAGATTTCCTTGCTGCTGGAGAAAAAGACGTATTATACGGTGGAGCAGCAGGTGGTGGTAAAAGTTTTGCAATGTTAATAGACCCATTGCGTTACTGCCACATAACAGAGCACAGAGCTTTGATATTAAGAAGGTCTATGCCAGAACTAAGAGAACTTATAGATAAGTCTCGTGAACTTTATCCTAGAGCCTTTAAAGGTGCTAAGTTTAAAGAAGTAGAAAAGTTATGGCAGTTCCCAAGTGGAGCTAAAATAGAATTTGGATTCTTGGAACGAGATGCAGATGTTTATCGTTACCAAGGACAAGCGTACAGTTGGATAGGTTTTGATGAGATTACTCACTTACCTACAGAGTTTGGTTGGAACTACTTAGCATCACGTCTAAGAACTACTAACCCAGAGATTAAAACATATCTCAGATGTACTGCTAACCCCGGAGGTGTAGGTGCTCATTGGGTTAAAAAG